ACTAAATGATCTAATTGTTGTTTCACCTAGAGCACCCCATTCGGCTTGGGGGATGGAAATGTAATTCTTGTACCAGAAAAATGGACATTCCATTTCTCCCCCTGTGGACATGGTGGGATCCAAAAAGACATGAGGTTGCTGTGAAGCTTGCACTAAGTCTTGTGGTACAATATCCCTATTTTCAGACAATGCATCCGCTGTTGCCAGGGGCAAATATGATGCAATAAGTCGCCCATATTGAAATCCACTTCCGTTAATCACAAATTTAAGTTTCAACTTCCCTCTCAACAATTTAAAGTTGGCTATCCTATTGGACACTCTTGGATTATTCAAGTATAAACTCCAAGGATTAAATTGTTCAAAGTAAGTTGCTCCGACATCCCATTGAGATGAAAATATCTTAATGGGTCGAGAAAAGAAATTCTCTAACATGGCATCGTCTGAGTCTTGCATAGTCCTAGTTGGATCAACTCGACTTTTAACTTGATACATATATGGATCATGTTGATCAGCGAATTTTACGTTTTGGTATTGAGACTTGTTTCCTATTTTCATTATATTGCTGTCGTTGGTTGTCCCGCTCTGTGGTCTGAAACCCTTCGGATTTAGACATTCGATACAATCGCAATATGAATTTGGCCAGCCACAATAAACACAGTGATCCGAGAATGCAACATCGGCGTTCAATACATCCAAAGCTGCTCGAATAATCACTGTTTTGACTTTTCTCTTCTTTCTTTCTGTTAGTGCAGCGTACTCTTCTGAGAGTAGGCTGCTTACTAATTTTGGGTTGCCACGGGTTTTTAACATCTCCCTGGCGCGATGTGCTCTATTCATCGAGCTAATGTTTCTATTATCATAAAAATCAGTAAGCTACTATTCAGTTAATACAAGATCGCGCTCAAAGTCTTGCACTGGGAAGTTTTGTTGTGTGATAAGCACGCCCTAAATAGGGCTAAATCGTATCTATGAAAGCCTTTACATGGCTAGGCTACTATCC